TGTTCCTCTGCTTCTGTAAGAAAAACACTCTTTTCATATGAATTCAAGCTTGGCGCTTGATTCGAAGTAATATTATTATAAAGGATATCAAACTCCCTGCTGAATTCTGTATTTGTCATAATTAAGCCTTATTGACTTTAGCCTCAATAGCAAACCGTAATTCTTGGTTCTTCGGTAAACTAATGAATTTGGCGGCAGTGTTAAATGTCGGATCTTCATTAGGATTACAAAGGGGTTCGTTATTATCACGCAAGAAATAATACTCACCGCGCCGATAGATTATACCAGCGTCAATAGCCTTCTTTAATAAGATTTTAGTATCGAGATATTCATCCCTAACGCAATCTAAGAATCTTGCAGGTTCGTTCTGTATTAACTCACCGACTTGCTCCTGCAGCCACTCGATCTTCTGTTTAGGCGATACAGCCTTACCAGTTAGTTGCTCTACGATGAGACGAAGTTTATCCCAATTATCACGAATAGCACCATATTCAGTATAACACTCATAAGTACGATTCGTTTTCTTTGAGGCTAACTTCGCATCGCTTCCCTCTTCTATGATATAATATTCGTATGTCTCTAGCGGATATTTTTCATACACTTCAAGAGATGGAGCGATCCTGTCTTTGTTGGCTAAAAGAATCTTATAATTGATATATTCCTCAGGAATGCTAAGGTCAAGATAATTATCTTGTTTACGTAGACGGACTAACCTGTTTGACCAGAAATTGTCAACCTTGCGATGCACACTAAGCGCGTTTGCAGGTAAGCCCATAATATATTCGAGATAGTTCTTCTCATTAGTTGTAAGTACATTTACGAATGTACCAGATCTCAATACTGGCACGGTAAAGTACCTATTCGCATCTTCAGCCATACCATTACTATAAATATGTCTAGGGTCTGTTACAAGCCCGTGATTCTTTGGTATGCGTCTGACTATAATCCTTGTTTTCCGAAGACAATTAATTAGAGGTTTGCTCTCTAAGCTTCTTTCATTAACCGGAACTTCTTCGACCGGTTCTCTAACTTCCTCCGATGACATATCCAATGGAACTAAAGTATCCTTTAATTCCGAGTCATCGATAATAATTTCACTATTAGCTTTTCTAGCCATACTTCTCCCTTATAGTTTTAAAATAAGGGGAGGAATTACCCTCCCCTTGTATATCGTTGTTTATTATTAGCCCACATTCTCGGCAAGAACAGCCGGGATGATAGACATGGTGCGCTGCGCATCAAGCACACAGACGCCGAATGTAGCCATACGGTGGAACACGGCAGCGTCTTCGTCGAAGCTCATCTGATCGTTTCCTAACTGGCCAGTGAATGGATTCCGCAAGCCCCACTGATATCCTCTGAAATCACTCTGGTTCCGAACAGCGCACTTGAAGATGTTAGGCTGCTCAGTAGAGCCAATATAAAGAATATCGAAACGAGAAGAGAAGGCCGGGCGACCATTCCACTCAATCTTATGACGAACGCGATCATCATAGAAAGGAACGACATTCAGCTTGACATGGACACCCATAGGAGCAATCCACTCGGTGATCTGGTAGTCATTCACGCTAATAGCATTACCAGGAGCGAAATCAGCATTCACTTTCTGATAATAAGGAGGATTAGCGGAAGACACAAGCGGCATCCAACCAGAGGTCATATCCTTAGCAGCCTTGTTGAATAGCATCGCACCAGCCTCACCGGTGTTGATAACGAACGTACGATCGCCATAATCTAGCTTACCGGCAGAAAGCTCATAGAGAGCATCAAGGATAAGCTTCATCACCTGATGAGGATCATTATAATAAAGCTGATTACCATAAGAAATCATCTCCATCAGACCGGCACCAGTCTTGATAGCGTTACCAGACTTACCGATATTAAGATATTCACCATCGGCGGTACGGTTGGAACGGCCCCACATCATAGCGTTATTGCGCATCTCATCGAACTGACGCTCAAGCTCAAATTCCACATAGTGCATCCACATATCGGTTGTGGTATGCGTAAGTTTGCCACTCTCGCTTTCGGATATAATCGGAATACCACAAGCGAGCTTCTTATTTAGCATAGAGCCCGGGACCTTATGCTGCAGACGAATCGTAGAGAATTCGTTGCGCATCGTGACGGGAGCAGCAAATGTGATGTCTGACACTTTGCGGGATAACTCCTGCTCAACAAAGGCAGCTTCACGGGAGAAACGCTCACCAGGTAGCAGACGTTCAGCAGGAACGCCATTAATATTACCACCGGCAAGTTCTACTTTAAAGACGTAATTTGTTCCCTCTATACGAGGATCTCCAAGAATGCGGAACTGATAAACCTCATTGAGTTCACCAACAATATAATCGCCATCGAAGAATAATCCCTCAGGGAAGACTAGATAGAATGGCTCTACACGAGCGCCGACCATACCGGTCTCGGCATCAACAACAGTACCATCAAGAGTACGAGCTTCTACTAGCGGAACATTCTTGCGAGTGCCACCAATAACCTGCCATGTATACTCGGTGTCATCATCAAACTGACGAGTTGGGAACTGTGAGAGGTAGGTATTTAAGCTCTTACCATATCGGTGAGCAAGGAGCTGAACCATAATATCGCTAGCCTTCTGAGGAGCGAGCTTATAGATAGACCCAAGGTGGTTATTCTTTGTCAAACCGCCCCAGCTCTCGAAAGAGGTCATCTGGAATTTACCTAATTTTCCTGGCATAAATTAAATTATAACTTTAGTGTTAAATGTCTAATCTAATTCCAGCCCCAATATAACTATTTTCATCACTAGAGCCAGACAAATAATTAAAACTACCATCGCTATATCGCGTTGTAGAATTAATCTTGTGTTCTAGCTCCTTAACAGAGTTCTTCACTTCTTTCTTCACTTTATCTTTAACTAGGTTATCAATATTCTTGAAACCATCAGTTAAAGTGAAAAGAAGCCCAAGATTTTTCACAAAGTCAAGTCGATTTTCCTTTTGATATTTCTCTATCGCCGTGAGCATCTTACCGCTCTCCTTATCTTTATAAGTTGGCTTAGAGATATTTTCAATAGCCTTCATCCTGAGGTCTTTCGACACGCTTAGCCCACCAAACAACTCATCGTCGAGAATAGAAGTTTTAAGAGTGTTTATATCTTTTTCCATTTGGCTCTTTTGCTCTTCAATCTTCTTCTTATTCTCGTCGATTCTGTCTTTGTACTTCTTATTGAAAAAGTCTTTATTGGCAGTTAACGCTTCAACGGCTTCATCGATATCAGTGCCAGCATCAAAAATACTTTTAACTTTTCTTGCAATTTGCTGCTGCGTATATCCCTTATTCTGCAAATCCTGCGCTATAAGGTTACGTCGCAATTGCTCTCCCTGCTGAGATTCATCGTTTAATGCACTATCTGTAATGTTATTTAAATAACTCAACAGATTCTCATATTCACGAATTTCATCTCTTGGGACTTCGTAGTTTATAGCATCATTGATGCGCTTTTGCGTTTCGTCCAATTTCGATTCAACCGCCTTACGGATGGCTTCAGAAAACGACTCTGGAGACTGGACATTATCAACATCTTCTGTTGTGAGGCCATCGAGGACACCATCTTCTACGAGAGCGCTAAGCGTGGAATGATAGAAGTTAGGTTTATCGGGAGAAGGCTTCGTCCCATCTTCAGATGGTGCCTCCTCTTGGCCTGCTTTCTTTTTTTCACCTACGCTCTCGGGATCTGAGAAGATGGTTTCGCCATCAACCGTTTCCTCGGTGACATCTTCGCCGGGTGGAGACTTTGTCTCTTCACCGGAATCAATTTCTGTAGTAGTCGAGAAAAGATTTTCAGCTTCCTCTCGACTTAATATTCCTGCAAAATCTAATTCCATAATTTTATTTCTCCCTTGATTTTATTATAGTCATTAAAAGTGACGCAAATATACTACTAAATTTTGCCTTTTCAAATAAAAAATTGCAAAAATTAATAAAAACTTAAAATTTAAATAATCTCGATGGTCACTTTATCGCCCCTTCTGAGTGCTGGTATTATGTAATTATCTACAAGGTCGCGATATCTAGCGGTAGAGTTCGTTATCTTACCTTTGATAGTATTGTCGCCAACGCCAATACATCCAAGACTATCTGCAGCTGTATTTAACGGATGTATACGAATGCCAGAGAAACCAGGGACATTCATTATTTGAGGAGTCTTCCCGCCATCTTTAACAGCCCATGCACGACCAGAGAATTTTGGCGAATAAGTCATTTCTATTCTATATACTCCTTTTGGTATGGCAGTCTCTCCATATACCTTTGCCGTCGCTATTTTACTTAATGGCATGTTGAATGTTAAGCCACGATCCCTATCTTCCATAGTGTTATACAGGAATTTGCCATTGGCATATAATAAACCAATAGTATAGGAATCTTTTTTGTACTTACGGTTTAATAATAATTTTAATTCTCCCATAATGATTAAATTTAGAAACGCAAAGATAATCCAACTTTACCATAATTACAAGTATATTATAAAAAAAATAATGAAGCTTTCGCCTCCTTATTTGCATATAAAAAGTTTAGCAACGTCGAATAGTCTTTCTCCTATTTCTCCGGCTAAATATTGATACTCTTCACCGTATGGGTCTATATCATAATAAGAAGCGATATGAATTGCTGCATGTCCCTTTTCGTGATCAAACGTATTCTGAAACTCCTCGACACTTGTGGTCGGCCCAATATAAATAATTGTACTCATCGTATCGTAATCGGAATAGGTGAATCCATTATTCTTGTTACCAGACATTATCATTTTCTCAATTGAAGCTATCTCTTTTTCGCTACAGCCCATTATCTCCATTGCGTCGATAACTTCTTCGTTCTTACTTAAATCGTCAGCGAAAAAGGCTTTTATGGACCAATCGTAATCTTCTAAGTATATATGCTGTACTATCATATCATATCCTCCCAATTAATTGGCGTCCCGGAACCTATGCAGTCAGCGAAAAAGCGCGTAAATGTTTTTCCTTCGTAACCATCTGGGTCGCCTATCGAATCTTTTATGAATTTAGCCATGTGATTTTCCGTTGGCACAGAAGAGCCTAAATAATCAGCGGTACACATATTTGCTAAGTAAACGCAGTCGTACCCCTTACTATCTTTAAGAACTATATTATTGTTTTTAAGAAGCGTTTCGACATATTGTTTTTCTACCGGCGTTATATATCTTTTTACGCCATTGACAGTCTTATACATCCGGCTAGCAGCCCAATCGCTCATTTTCTTGGAGAAGTGCCAACCATAAAGACTTAAATACTCTTCCATCCCGGAAGGCATTTTACTATAACTATCTAATCTCATAACAAAAAGGGGCGAGTTTCCCCGCCCCGAATTAAATTAATAACGCTTCTCGTTATAGCCATCTTCATCGTGGCGCTCGCCATAATAACGCTTGGCTTCTTTCATGGCCTTTCTGTAGCCATCCTCATAACCGCAATCGTAAGCGTCCTCATAAGATTCGTCTCTGCGAGACATTCCGCCGCGACGTCCCATACGATAATCTGGTCTCATCTTAGTTTCTCTTAGTTCCCACATGTTTATTCTCCTTTTATTTTGAGTTGCTCTATGAACATCTTGTTAGCATCCTTTAGCTCTAAAAGAACCTTAGATATATCGGACATCTGACTTTTCAGTTCATCAATTTCTTGTCTCTGTGCTTGCTTTTCAGCAAGTTCTGGGTTGAGGTCCGATAAGACCTTATCACAGATACCTACAAAATTCTTATGATACGGAACACTGTCAATAACGTCTAAACTCTTTTGTTTTAAACTTATCACTTCAGCATTCATGGCTTCTCTATTATCTGAGATGACAATATTCTCGCCATCAGCATATAATTCGGCTATATCTAAAGTTGCTGGAATATTGTTATAATTAAAATTCTGAGAGCCTACTTTTACATTTAAATCAACAACTGCGTCCTTGGGCTGACCAAAAGTTGTTGGAACCGGATATTTAGCTCTCAATACCGGTTGATTCACAACATATCCAATATCCAGTCTGGCATTGTCACCTTTATGGAATATGAATATCTGGCTATTGGGTCTAACAGATTGAAACATAAAGCTATCCTATTAATTGTAATATATCGGTGTATCTATCGTAATATACTAGATAAACACCGGGCGTGGCAACGTCGGCGACTGTAAGATTATCGCCACCAGCAACTGTTACATTACTTGTATTGCCAGCCATAACAAATCGTATTGGCAACGTTGCGCTTGTCCCATCCGGAATTGGCTCGGATAAATATATAAGTAAGAGCCCACGGAATGGATTTCTATCCCAATCTGGATTGAAACCGAAGTCGACACTTGTATCGCTTACGGTAATCCTTCTTGATTGCAACGTCGGTACGCCATTTATATTCACATATTGTAATGGAAAACGTGCCATACCGTTATATTATATTAACCCCAATAGGAACTACCCCAAGCATTCCCATAGCCAAAACCATTGAATCCATAAGAAGCATAAGGAGTAGTATTAACCGCAGTTAGATTAGGCCACTGCACGGGAACCGTGTTTGGCTGCTTATTCTCAATCTCAACAAGCTTGTTGTTGATTGGAGCAAGCATAGCACCGAACTGAGCAGTCTGACGAGCTTCGCCTAGCGCAGTCTTTAACGTGCCATTTTCAGCAAGGAGAGAATCGATCTTGCTCTGCAGCTCGCGTTCTTTAATAGCGCAGAAACCGTCGTTCATTGCAACGGTCTGCGCATTAATAGCATTTAGCACAGAGTTGAAATTACGATCAGCTTGAGATCCTAGCTGGTTAGTCTGCTCAATTGTAGCAATACGTGACTCATACCCTTGCTGAGTCGTAAGAAGACGATTTTCGCAGCAACACTGACTTAACTGAGAAGCTAAGGCAGAATCACCAGACTGAATAGCATTAATAATCTGTAGACCGGTCATGCCAGTTTGTGCTGTTAAAGAAGCGATACCAGCATTGACGGTATTAATCCCAGACT